TCTAGACAACTGTGAATCTGTACCTGACTACGACATCGGAAATCATGACCTGATTCAATTTGCCAGAGCCATCGAAGCCAAACTTAAGGAGAAAAACAATGCCTGATACACAACTAAACGAGTGGGAGATGGCCATGGGCTGGCGCAAAAGGCAGATGGTCTTGCAACAGCTTCAGGACAGCGTAAGGAACGACACACTGGAAGAGGTAGCGCAGGGGTTCGATCAAATGGTCGCACTGGGAGACACAGCGGCATCCTTCGCGGTATACGTGCGCAACATGAAGAACTACGGGACTGAGGCATGACGGAAACATTGGAAAAAACCGCCAAAGAGCTGGAAGAGCAAATCCAAGAGCTGGAAGCCAAGCTACGGTACGCGAACATAAAAATCGCCAAACTTGAAAGCCAAAACAAAGAGTACAAGCTAACCATCAAAGACATGGACAGAAGAATCATGAGAGGGTTAAGAGACTAGACCGTTGCACACAAAACAAAAGATCCGTTAAACTTCACGTTAAAGGAGTTCCAGCAATGGCCAAGAAACCAAAGAGTCTTCCCAGCGATGATGTCGCCGATGTGACAGGTGAGCCACAAAAGACGGAAGTTAAAAAGACAGGGCGACCATCAAAGTACAGCGAAGAGATAGCAATCAGCATCTGTGAGCAACTAAGCGAAGGAGTGCCGTTACGAGAGATATGCAGACAGGAAGGTATGCCTGCATGGAGAACGGTCTACGATTGGATGTGGAAGAACGAGGCTCTTTCCACAGCAATCGCGCACGCACGCGACATAGGCTACGACAAGATGGCAGAGGAATGCCTGTACATCGCCGACAACCTGCACATTGGAACCAAGAAGGTTTACAGCTCTGGTGCTGGTGAGGACGAGGACAGCATGACCGTGACCGAGGAGGACATGCTTGGCCACAGGAAGCTTCAGATCGAGACGCGCCTTAAGTTGTTGGCTAAGTTCAACCCCAAGCGCTATGGCGACTACAAAGCACCAGAAGAGCGCACCGACCCGACTGTCATTGATGTGAGCGTCAGGGACATGATGGACGTGGCTGTCAAGCGCCTAGAACTGATTCGGATCGCTGAATGAGCGTAGCCTTAGAACAAGATGTCCTCGACATCCTGCAAGACAAGGAGCTGATCAGCAAGCTGGGGCCATACCACGGTGCGGCATACGCCACACGCATCAAATGGCTCTCAGGCGCGTTCAATCACCAAAAACTACCCCAAGGTACATGGTGGTCTATCTGGCTCATGCTGGCTGGACGTGGGGCAGGGAAAACCCGTACTGCGGCTGAACAGCTCTGGTGGTGGGCGTGGGAGAACCCCGGCACACGTTGGCTGGTCATGCTTTCAATTATCTTGGCTTGTCGCGGGTAGCTA